CATCCGCACCTACCAAGACAACGGCCCGTATTTCTCCGCTACAAGAGGCAGCTACCAAGCTGCCTCGCTCCAGCAACTCATTTTTCACGTGAGACAAGCGATGGAGGATCGCGAGGATACCATTGGCATCTTCGGCCCAGATGGGGCCTGCAAGGGCATCTGGCAGCGGGAGCTAGAGGGGCATGTGGACAGCGCTGGCGATGCCATCGTGGACCACGAGGGCTATGAGCTGCTTCGCCCTTCTACCAAGGAGCAATGGATGTGGAGGCGCCTCCAGGAGCAATTGGCCTGAGCGTTAAGGATTATTACAGGCCCCGGAAACGGGGCCTCTTGGCTGTATTGTTAGCAAGTCAACGGGGCGCGAGCCTCTCCTGCATTTAAAACCATGGAATTCACTGTTAACGCTGGCGGTCTGCTCATCAAGCACGATGAAGAGCAGCTCATCTCCTTGATTGCCAAATTCATCAATGAAGGCAAGCCTGGATGCGGCTTCTTTGTAGTGGGCGTTGCTTGCATCGCCAAGCATGAAGATGGCCAGATGATGATGGGCCGCAAAATGGAAACGCTCAGCCGTCTCTTCAATAAGACCAGCGACGATATTATGTACACGGTGAAACGCTGGGCTTCTGAAGCTGCTTAATTTAGACAAGGGGCGCATTAAAGCGCCCCGTTCCTTTCCTAAAGCCATGATCCTCATTGATTTCTTTGATGCTGAATGCTGCAAAGGCACCGAATTAACAGAAGGCTGGTATTGGTATGACGATGATGATGAAAATGGCGTGGGAGGGCCTTATGAAAGCGAAGAAGCTGCCTTAACGGCAGCTTTTGATGGACATGGTTGGTAGTCTTTGACAATGAAAATCCTTATTGCTTGCGAATACTCTGGCACAGTGCGCGATGCCTTCATCGCTCGTGGCCACGATGCAATTAGCTGTGACTTACTGCCCACTGATCGCCCAGGGCCGCATTATCAGGGCGATGTGTGTGACATCCTCCATGATGGTTTTGATTTAATGGTGGCGCATCCACCTTGCACTCATCTGGCAGTCAGTGGAGCCCGATGGTTCAAAGACAAGCTAAATGAACAGGCCGAAGCTCTTGATTTCGTGCGCTTGCTATTGAATGCACCAATTGAACGCATTGCGCTTGAAAATCCAATCGGCATCATCTCCTCACGCATTCGCAAGCCAAGCCAAATTATTCAACCATGGCAATTTGGCCATGGCGAAACAAAGGCCACGTGTTTATGGCTAAAAAACCTTCCACCACTCCAGCCCACAAATATTGTCAATGGAAGGGAAAATAAAATCCATAAAATGCCACCCTCCAAAGATCGCTGGAAGCTGAGAAGTCTTGCATATCAAGGCATCGCAGATGCAATGGCAGATCAGTGGGGATGAAGAGCTGGATCCGGCCGGATTCCTGTCTGGGGTCCGGCTGGAGGCCTATCTTGGAAAATTAGACCCGGCTAGAGGCGTATCTAGGGAAAAATTGGAACCGGCCAGGGGCGTATCATGGTTTTTGATATTGTTTCATAACGCTACTGTTTTATGCTTTTATGCGCATATGCGCATATGATCATATGCCGATATCGTTGTATGCGCATAGCCACATAGTACAGCCGTACTGTAGTACAGGCGTACTTGTGCCAATTCTCAATTGTCACGTAGTACGCTTGCACCAATAAACTGAGCCTATGTGACAGATAGGCAAAGCTTATGTTTCGTTTTGTTACAAAAGCTTGCGCACAAGATCGTGATATCACGATAGCGTTATGTCGTGATGACATGTTCGCCAGCATCACGCTTACGTTGTTTGCGTTATCACGCTTGCGTTGTTTGTGATTCTGCGCTTGCGTTGTTTGCGTTATCACGATGGTGTTATACGATGCCGTGACTTGCTGAATGCTACGAAATGTTGCGAGGGTTGACCAATGGGCAGCCCTGGTGATATCTGCGCGCGCGCTTGTGTGCGCGGTTCCTTTACTGGTGGCTGGCATGTTTGGCGCTTGTGGGAGCCCATACCATCTCACCCCTGGTGGCGTCAACACAACGCTCCGCCATGGTGTGCACTTTGCTAGGTGGCCACATTTGCGCGCCGTTGCGCCGATCGTGGGCTGTATGCTTCTCCCATCGGACGGAAGCGATTCCGCCGACCCTCTCGCAAACAGCCACAATGCGCCTTTCTCCCTTCCCAATCCTTTTGGCCGCGCTTGCTATCGGCACCATATGGGCCGGCCACGATGCATCCGCGCGGTTCAACCGCTGCACAGAATCGCAATCCCTCGCCCATTGTCGCCTTATTTTTTACGGCCGCTGATTGTTTCAAGCATTCTGCAAACATTCTCACAAACAAACAATGTTTACGGCCTTTCTCTTTAGCGCCCAAAGAATTTGGGACGTACAAACGGATGACGTGTTCTATGTCTACCCTGATAAGTTGCAACAATGCCGGCCGATTCCATCCTGTTTGGAGGATGCTTACGGCGACGGATGGCTGACAATTGAAACACAGCCTCCCGGTTTTTATAGCCTCACAATTGCAAATCAAACCTACAGGAGTTCAAGCCTTTTGAAGCTTGAAAGGCTGCTTTTTGATTGGAGCATCTCTGAAGGCTACGTTTGGCAGTAACAAACAGCCCAAACATTCTGCAAACATTCTCACAAACAAACATCATGTCTGCCATTATCAACAGCCGCGCCAAAATGCCTGTAGATCTTGCTTCAATGGGCAAGCAATATAAAATCTCCTACCGTGATTTGCTTAGCACTAACCCAAAAACCGAAAAGTCAAAGGTGCAAACCTACATTCTCCATATGGCTCCCGCCGATACTTCCGGCGTTAACGTATGCGCCGGTGCCGGGAATTGTCGCAAGATTTGCTTACATTTTGCCGGGAATCCCGTGTATATGACAAACAAACAGGCCGCCAGAATCCGCCGAACTTTAGCCTATGCTGCCGATCCTCAGAGATTTGCACGGCTGATTGTTTGCGCGATTCTCGGCAAGCTTGCCAAACATCCCGGCGAACCCATTGCAATCCGCTTAAACGGTACATCTGACATAGCGTGGGAGAATGTAGATTTTGCAATTGACGTAGAGTTTGCTACATTCTGCCGCCGCAAGTTCGGCGTTGATCTGCCAATCGGCAAGCGCAACATTTTCGAAGTGTTTAACTACATTTCAAACAATGGCGGCCCAAAAGTGCAGTTCTATGATTACACCAAAATCCGCCGTAACTGGGCGGAATGCCAGCGCCTTGGCTATCACCTTACGTTTAGCTTTGATGGTTGGGATAATGACGCAAACATCAAGCTATGTCGTCAGGCACTGCGCCACAATATCAACGTAGCGGCAGCATTCAACATCAAAAAACGTGACGTGCTTCCCTTGTATGTTTCGGCGTCCCGATTTGATTCCGCATGGTATGGCCGAGTGTTCAATGTTATTGACGGCGACCTCACAGACTTCCGGCCTGACGATGGCTATACCGGTAGCATCATAGGCCTACGTTTCAAGCTGCCCCACGGCGTCAAATACTCCGAACAGGATAAAGAAGCCTTTTGTCTGGACTGACATCAGGCCCGCAATTGCGGGCCTTTCTTCATGCATCCTCTCGCCTTTCAACCATGCCTGACCTCTCCGCTTATCTCATTATTGATGCCAGCACTGGCGCCGTTGTCAGCGCCAGCACTTGCTATCTAGTGGCTGACAACGTCTTCTCAAACGATCAATGGGAACAGTTCGAAACCCTGAGCGATTCCGAACTGTCATCCCTAGCAAGGCAAAAAGGCCACAAGCTGGAAGACATAACAAACCCGCCAGACTGATCCACAAGCGCCCACAAGCGCCCCGCAATCAATCCAGCTACCAGGCCCCACCAGGGGCCTTTTTAATGCCTGCAGGGCCCATAGGATGGGGCGCTGATGAAGCTGCCAGGATCGGCACAGACTGAAGGATGGGAGAATGTAGGGAATAGCCTGACATTTGCAGTGCAATTGTAAACATTTAAATCCCGATATTGCAGGTCGGGATTTAATTTGCTGATAGTAAAGTATTGTGAAACGGTATCCGTTGACACAGCGCAGTAGCAGGGGCGTGTGCGTGTGGGGGGCTGCGGTATCCCCCTCAAAAAGTGGCGTCATTTTTCATCTAGAAAAAACAAAAGCCCCTCGGGGCTTTGTTAATGCTTAGAAAATCCCCTGAGAACAGAATTAAATCTGTGAATGATGCTAAAACTAAGCAATGGAGGAGCTGAAAGTTGGTGTGAGAACGGAGCGCGGTCCGAAATTCACCATGAGATCAGCGTAATGATGAGCCAGAAGGCAAGCTGAGAACAAGACGAAGCTTGTAAGCTGTGATGAAACTGGCGAAAGAGGAGAGCCTGGAAGAAGCGTTAAGAACGGAGCGTGTCCGCAAAACTGGATGAGAACAGGCAAGAGGAGGCAAAGCTGAAAGAACTCTTAAAGCCAAGGCGAGCTTGGAAAAGTTGCTGAAATCAGCGTTTGCCTATGCAATATAGCCTGCTTTTAGACGAGCAAGCTCTTCATGGCACTCAGCATTGTGCGTTGTGCTTGAAGGTAGGTTTTGCGATGGGAGCGGAACTGGTCAGTTTGAGCGGGGGAGAAGTTGTAATGGCTAAGCAGCTTGCCGGAGGGACCTGCTTTGCGCGTGCCCATTTTGCCCACTACGTAGTTCTTACAGCCATGCCACATGATATTGGAGCGGGCGATGCCACCACGATGATGGAAAGGGCTAGTAGCAATTTGCGTGCGCATTAACCAGCCAATACCAGGAGCCCGTCCCGTGTCTGGACGGAGACGAAGGTCTCCTTTTTCATTAAGGAGGAGAGCTGCGAGCGTATAGAGCTGAGACAGCTTTGGTCCTTGAGACGAGCTGAGAGCATAGAAGGAACCGTCCTTTTTGCGATGGAGGAGGCCGAAGATTTCCTTCGCATCGTCGGGGACGATGCTTGCCAAGCGGTCCAAGTTATCAATGACGAAGGAAGTGATTTCATCTCCTTCTGTTTTGTAATTAAAGCGCCGAGCAACGTTAAGGATCATGTTGGTATCTTCTTTAAAGATCCAACCAGCTTCACGCCAACGTTCTGGCTCGAAAGAGCGAGGAGGGAATTTCAGGCTTTGGAGCACTGAAGGACTGTGTTGAAGGTAGG